GTTCAATTTATTAAGATTTTTGTTATTCTTTTTAAATAGACTGCTTGTTGCTTCGTCTACTTTTCTATCTAATGCTCCGGCAAGTAAACTGCCAAAGAAGCCTCTACTTGCTGTGTCGCCACCACCGCGGATTAATCCGGCATTTGATATTTCTGGCCCTTGTAAGTCTCTATTAGCGGTGTGTAGTTGATTTAGTGTTGTTGTTATATTAGATTGTTCTAAACCAAGAAATGCCTTTACAAGACCTTTAACCTTGTCCTGTGACGGGTCAAAAACTGGTGACTTAGTGAAGTCTTCTATAAGTGCTTTTAAATGATCTTGTCCATTGAGTTCTTTCGCATCGTCATATTCAAAATTTAACTTTGGTCCGTATTCTAATTTTTCATAATCAATATTAAAAATTATTTCACTTGGTACACCCGAACTAGCATAATCTAGTTGTGTTACCTGTGCGTCAGTTAGTACTGGATTAATTGCTGATGTTCTTGTTACATATGACCCATGTATTTGGAACACATGTATTGCTTTAAAATAGTTTCTCAATTTATTACTATGAAGATCAGGCCCAGCATAGTCTGAATTAAACATGTTACTGGCACCCAGTTCATCTGTTGCTACAACATCGTTGTGTAATGAATGATCTATTGGATTTTCGGTTGGACCTAGATTACGTCCATCCATAAAATGATAGTTATAGTAATGTTGCCAAAGACTATACCATCTGCTTTCTATATCATCATATACTGTTAGTGTAAACGGTGAAAAATCTTTAGTTAATATTACTGGTTTTAATTTATTATACTGATTACGTTTTTCTACAGTAAATTTTACTGTAGGCATGTCTATTGCTCTTACTAGAGACGAATAGTGATATTGGTCGTTTCCGTGATGGAAATCTTTAGTGTCGTTTAGTTCAAAAAATGTAACGAACTGAAACGGTAAACGTGGCGGTCTACCGGTCTTAAAACTGCCGTATTGTTTACTAGCATGTCTAGGACCGGCCTGATATACGCCTTGTTGAACTTGTCCGCCAACGATCTCTTTCCAGAATTTCCCCATGGTCTGATCTCAACTACCTAGGATTAAACCTGAGTAGATGTGCCAGTGCCAAGTGGTGAAACTAATGGGAATGGATCACCTGCCGCAACTTTACCACCTAATGTGTTTGGACCTGCTACATGTACAGCATTGTCATATCTTAATGATAAGTCAATGTTTACAATTTCACTTTGATCATATGAATGATCACTGTAATTAACTTCTTGTAGCATACAACCTTCAAGTTCCCACTGTTCAGTAGGTTCTGCGTTTGTACCATCCAATACTTGGATAACCGCATCAAACTTATAATCGCCACCGCTAACTGCTGTGGTTTGTTCAAAATGGTTAAACTGTCTTTGGATCTGTTGTCCGACTAATGCGGCAACGGAATTTGTGATATCGTCACGTAAAGATAGGCTGATTGCATTCCATTCATGTTTACCTGCTATGTAGGCTCTTGAGTTATAACTATGAATTACAACTTCTTCCATTGAAAAAGTTGGTCTAGTTACGCTCACTACATTCTGAGTCAGTTCATCTGTTCTTCCACCAGCACCAAACCCTGTTAAGATTACACGGAATCTATATTTGAGTTTAGGTTGTAGAATACCGAGTCGACTGCCCTCAATAGGTACACCGAATTTATCTTTTGTTATTGCCATTTGCTTTACTCCTAATTAAGTCTTACTCTCAATCTATATGTTTATTTATCATTTTCTGGCCAAAAATAAAGGGCGGGTAAAAACCGCCCTTTATTATGATCAAATTAAGTTTAACTTGAACCTGTTTGTCCGAGTGTTGACTGAATTCTAATCGGAATATAAATAAACTCAACTGCTTTAGTTGGTTGTATCGCTATATCCAAGTATAGTTCGTTTCTGTCAATCCTTGCGGCAGTATTGTTAGTAGTATCGCAAACACTAATAAAGTCAAATAGACCTCTTAATGTTACAAGTTCTGACAATAAGGAGTCAGCAACTCTTTTAACACCACTTCTAGTAATACCATCGTTTGGCTCAAACAAGAAAGGCTTAACCGAGATATCTAATTGATATCTGATATAGTTAATTAATCTTGCTACGTTAATTCTATCTAAAGCACTTGCTGTAGGGTTAAGAGTCTTTTGACCAAACACTACCAAGCCTCTTCCTGGGAAGTTAGCAATTGGATTTACTTTGTTTGAATATAAAGTATCTCTTTGACCTTCGTTCAATGATACAGGCTTAAATTCATTTTCAGTTGAATCTAAATAACCTACTGATGTAGCATTTTGAACAAGTCCTCTTTGATAACCTGCTGGAGCAAACCACTGATAAGCCACGTTGTCATTAAATGCCATTGTTCTTAAAGCAATATGACTAGGTGGTACCATTACGTTTGTACCGTCTAGGTTAGTTGTTAATCCTGAAGGATAATGTACTGATACATAAGGACTAGATGATATTAAACCATCATCGCCATTTTCACTAGCATTGTTTGAGTTCTTCGCCCAAGCACTTACAGACGTGGCGTCTGATTTAAGTCTTAAAGGTGAATCACCAACTACGAATGCTACTTCTTTCTTATCAGTATTTAAAGTTATCATTTCGTCGATCAATTCTGGGTAACCAGGAGTTGAAATTAAGTTAAAGAAATTAACTTCACTTCTAATATCTTCGTTACTTGAAATTGCACTTTGTAATCCGTTTACAATAACTTTTCTTTGTGCTTTTCTGCCCATGTAAGGTGCGCCATCAGTTTTATTACCTGAATGGTCAACCCATACATTACCGTGATTTACGCCGCTAGTAGTATAATTAATTTTATACTGTTTAACGTTCTTGCCTGAACCACGTTTGTTCCATGCTAGGATGTTGTTAGGTACAGTTGCCGCCAAAGGAGCATCTGTGTCTAATGACCCAGTAACTAAAGCAGTAGCAGGTCCCATATCTTTAAATATGATTCCGTCACTTGTTACTTGATCAGTGCTATCAACTAATACCCAAGCACTGGATTTTCTTTTATAAATTTTTGGATAGTCTTCTAAAGCATCTGAATCGACCCAAATGTCGCCGTCTACTAATGAGCCACCGTCACTTTGTAATGAAGGTTCACTAGCCGCTACGTTTACGTCGTAATCTGCTGAGTAAAGTGTCCAAGTCTGCGTTCCAGCAACATTCTTATTGTACCATAAGTTAACAGTTGTGCTGTCATGATACCATAATGTTCCGTCAGTCAAATCACCTGTTGGTGATGTTGTACCGAAACTGTAGTTTGCTGTAGTAACATCTTTAACTGGTTTCCAGTTACTATATGTTCCTGCTGTAATATTTACATTACTAGGACCATAGTTAGCAACTGATCCTGCTCTAACTCTAATATCTTTACCAGATGTATCAGTAACTGTTAGTTTGTTACTTACATTTGAAGCAGTTACAGTTGAAGCACCTGCGGAACTTAATGCCGCATTAATGTCTTTGACATAGTCATCAACTATTGCTTTACCGTTGTCTGATTCTGTTGTAAATGTAACATTAACATTTGCGCCTTGGTTTAAGTTTAAAATTAAACTAACCAAACCACTGTGTGCTGAAACATCAACGTTAGAACTGATTGCTGTACCTTGTACTTGTAGACTACCTGCTCCGTTATGTCGCTTAATGCTAAACTTACCGTTTATAGCAGAGTCGTCATTGTCTGGATCAAATTCTACAAATAAATCACCGTCTGTTGGACTGGCTGTTACTGCATAAGCCGCCGCTGTATCGGCAAACGCTTCTGCTGTACTTGATGTCCAAGACTTAGTTGTTGAGTTATAACTTTTAACACCGTATTTAAGACCACTTGCTAATGATGTTGTTTGAACAATCATGTCACCATTTGCTAATGCTCCGGAGTCAGCCTGTAATACAGGTCTGTTTAAGTGAGTACAAACTTGGAAATCCTTTCCAACTACGTTTGTAAAACTTGATGCTAAAGTTGTCATATCATACCAAGCACTTGAATACTTGTAGTAGTATGTTATGTTTGCAATGGCGTTACCACTGCTGTCAACTCCTAATACTGCGATGTCGCCATCTTTACCTACTGAGTTCTTAGGTGCTCCGCCACTTGCTACATCGTCTTTTGTGAAGATGTAAGGTGATGCGAATTCTTCGTATTTTGAAGTAGACGTATTATATTTAAAAATACCCCACTTAGTTGCTGAACTATCTAACCATACTGTTCCGTTTGCTGGAGCAGGACTTGGAGCACTTGCTAAAGGTTTTAATCCATTAAGATCAACATTCGCTCTAAGAACGTATGCTCTTGAAGCCAATCCTAAGAAACTATGCGCCGCTAGTAAGCCATATTCGTTAAGTTCATTACCATGTGAAGGTGTGCCGCCCGTACTGTAAAAAGTTGGGTTTCCGTACTGTTGTAGAAGTTCTCTTTGACTAGTAATCAGTTTAACTTCGTTTGCGTCTGCTAACTTAGTAAAACCGGCTGTGCCACTACCATCAGGATTTGTTTTATCTTGATGTGTCGCTAATATAATCAAAGGTACTGTACCAGGTCCGCCGGGACTATAAAAACTTTCGTCTGATACGGTGATATCTACACCAGGTGATACTAATGTTGCCATAATATTCTCCTATTATACCTTATTTGGTTAACAGTATTTATGAATATTTTGTATATTTGCGGTATTATAGAAATGTCAATTCATCAAAAATTGCTTAAGATGATAAATAAGCCTCTATATTATTTCTAGGCCGTTGTCGTGAAATATTGCTGGTTTTTGTGGTAATTTGTCAATTATAACGTCAATGTTAGCATATAGGTCTTCTAATGTGCCATTATTGTTAATAGTAAAATCAATATCGCAACCAATCCAGTCGTATTCACTTGTATGAACATTTGGAAAATCTCTACCCATTATATGTTTTGCTACTGCGTCACCGTTGTTTGCCGCTAAAGCAATATCATACCATTCTGGTTTATCGTCACGTTGTACAAGGATAGTTGTGCCGCCAACACGTCTAATTAGTTCTAATTCATTTTTAAATCGGCAGTCACTGATTACAACACACTCGTTTTGGTTATGTAATTTTTTTACTCTGTATTCTAAACTGTTTAACCAAATATCTTGATTGAAATGATTACGCATAACATCTGTGCCTATTAACTGTAATGCTAGTCTAGGTGTAAAATCAGGTATGCTTAATTTTTTGCTCCAGTATAGATCTATACCTTCTCTGAATTCTCTGCTTTCGTCTGTTTCGCCTTCAAGCAATTCTCTGTCCCAGCCAAAAACACTTGTACATAAATCTTTTATGGGTCCTGCGAATGATGTTGGAACACATCCTTTTGTTGCTAGATACTGTGCTACGGTATTTTTACCCGAACCTATATTACCTAATATCCCTATTGTATTCATTTAACCTATTATAAAGCCGTAGTTTCTATTGCCTTCTTCCATGTTAATTATGGATTGTAGTAATCTTTCCTTCTCAGTCATGGCCTCCTGCTTTAATGCTTCGCCATTTAACTGTACTGTACCGCCCGGTCCTGGCAAGCCTGAAGCATATTTACTTCTTGCTTCTCCGAGCATCATTTTTGCTTCTGCTAATGCCCAGTCTGCCATCCACGGTCTTGTATATTCATTTTGAATTAGACTTTGTTCAGGTACTAAGTTAGATACTTGCATCATTATATCTTCTGCTACTGATATCTTTCTTAGAATTTTTAATACTTTGGTATTTGAATTAAACGTAAAGTCATATTCGCCACCAAATATTCTGTTTAGGGTTTCTTTATATTGTGTGAATGCGTCATAGTTTGCTAATCCGCCAACAACACCTGCGTTAATTAAGTATGTATTTTGGAAAGCAACGTCAAATGGATCAAAGTTTGTACCTGTTCCTATATTACCGCCACCAACTCCACGTCTATATATACGTCTAATATTTAATACTTCTTGTGGTAACGTATATTCTTGTGTGTCGACCTGGGTTCCTAAGAACGCATAACTTTCCTCAACAGCCGCATCACTTCTACTTCTAAGTGTTTGTATTGCTCTGTCTATAGCAAGGTTATAATGTTCAGGATCTAACTCCACATCTATCATTCCGTCACCAAGACGTAATTTGATTTCTGTTATTAGTTTATCTCTTGGGGTTTCTGTTGCACTCATATTAACTATTTATCAAAAAGTCTTAAGTATAATAGTATGCTCATTGAATCTACCGTTCATTTTAGTAGGTGTTGTAGTTAATTCCTCAAATGATTTTTTACATTTCTGTTTGCCTGCTTCAAATAGTTTAAGCATCTCTGCTGGCTTCCTTAATGTTTTTTGTACACTTGCTTTTTCATCAAAGTCTTGTAGTGTTGTGCCTTTGACCATAATGCCTGTGCCAGGACGTTGTAAGTTTTTGGGATCTATGTTTTTTGCTTTGTATACACCTATCTTACGAGTCTTAGTATTGTATATCCAAACTTCATTAGCATACACTACATCTGTTGGTGGTAAACTTGCTAAAGCAAATTGCGGATCATTAATTTGATACTTTAATTTCTTCACGATAGCCTCTTTAGACCGTGCTTTAGGCTTACGAGCCTTGCGTGTAGTCGCTTTTGTTTTGATAATGGTATCACAAGCAGTATTAATCGTTTCGTAGTACTGTACGAAGGCTTTACGCATTTTAGCATCAAAGTGTTCGTATGCTTCTTTGAGGTCTTCGTCTTTCCATTCAAGCACTTCTAATGCTTCTAAATGACTGTTAGCAAACTCGTCCTTTATAATTTTAGCATGAGGTCCTTTAATCTCTGGTTGATATGACATCATCATTTTAAATGGATCAAACTCTTTAATTGTTTTAGCACCATCGACCATATCGTCTAAGAAGCCTTCAAAGTCGCCGCATAAATCACTTACCTGCTCCTTCATTCTTTCTTGAATGCTGATAACTTTTTTAGGTGCCTTTTCTGCTTTGGCAATTTTTTCTTCAATAACTTTACTGCCTTGTACAAGCCACTCAGCCTTTCTCTTCTCCAAATGCTCTAAAATATTATCAGGAATAAAGTTAAGTTTTTTCCAAGAGTAAATAGTAGTACTTGTAGGTCCAAATGCCCAGTCAGGCGCCCTAAGTATTGTAACTATGTCCATCTTGTCCCAACCGGAATCGTCTTTAACCCATTTTCTGGTTAATGCGATCTTGTCTTTGTCTTTTATTTCAGTTCTTACAAAATACTGAACGTCCTGGTATGCCTTATTCATTGCATCCTGATCCGTTGTTCCTTCGTACTTCTTCCAATCCGGTTCTGGAGTGAAGTAAACTGTCTTTGTTTTTCGTTTAGCCATACCAATAATTACTCAATTTTAAAACTATATATAATTTTTCTGGCAAAAAGGGTGTCAAATAGATTAAATCTTGCGATCAACTACCATTTTTACTATAGTTGCCATATCTTCGTTTAGGTACTGCCAAACAATGTCTTCTTTGTCTTTAAGTAAGAATTTATCCCTGGCAAAGATAAGTGTTCCTATCATTGCTTCTTGAGATGCGTCTTTTCTACCTTCGCGTCTACCAATGTAGTAGGCGTTCCAAGAACACCCGATGAGTACAACCGTTAATATTACTATTTCATATATTTCCATAAACAGTATAATAGCAAATTTCTGATCCGTTGTCAATCTGATAAATACAGTTATGCCTAAAATAAGTTTATGGAACCCAGTAAAAAGAAACGATTATAAGTTTATCGACGGTATCGTGGCGGAAAATATATACGCCGGCGGTACTGGCGTCAACGTACACAAATATGTTGGTATACACGATCAAGGTGATACCAAAGACTTTACAAAACCACAAGAAAGCAATACATATGGTGCGGATGGCGATCAACGATCAGGTGAGACGTTTATACAGGATGTTTTATTTTTAGAAAATAGAGACCGAAAGTATAGCGACGACATATTTGAACTACGTGGTGCTTACAATGTAGGCGATAACGACTTTGATCTTACGCAATTTGGTATGTTTTTATCAAATGACACTCTTTTTATGAGTTTTCATATGGATACAATGGTAGATACCATAGGCAGAAAATTAATGGCTGGTGATGTAATAGAGTTACCGCATCTACGTGATGACTTATTGTTAGACGAAAGGAAAGATGCTGTTAACAGATTTTATGTAGTTACAGACGCCAGTAGGCCCTCAGAAGGATTTGATCCAAATTGGTGGCCACACATGTGGAGAGTCAAACTAGGACCAATATCCGACTCACAAGAGTACAGAGATATTATT